AACGCTTTGTTAAACTCAAACTGTGCCTTCTGGCCCAGCATGTTCAAGCGTTCTATTCCTATATTATACACGAAACCGAGTTCGACTGCGAGCGCATAATACAGAGCTGAAATCCATTGGTTAGGTATGGAGGTTGTCTGGTTATGGTCAAGTTCGTAGGGCCGGCGAATTTCATAATAATACAGGGTTGCGTTCTGCTGGTTGTTGACCGGGAAGAACTGTGCTGATGTTCCGGTAGCCGACTTCTGAACATGGGCATGGGTGGGCAGACCGAACTCCTGGTGGTCGAGGTTTACATAATCCAACATTGAGATTTTTTCGACGGGCGAGAACTGGCCGGCATGTAGCACTCTCAGGCCGATTATATCCTCGACATAGAGATTATCAAACAGCACGAGATTGTTGGGCGAGTAACTGATAGAGGCCATCCATGTCAGAGGGGTAGGTACCTCGGGAGCGAGCTTCCAGTAGTTTTCCCAGAGGGCTCCTACTCCCGGCTCATTCTCGGAGGCAGAGGTATGGGGATTGTAGCACTGGTAGTAGATTGAGTTATGGAGAACAGTGTCGGGAGTGGGGAGGGCTTGAGAGGCTTCGACAATGTTCCACAGATGCACGTCTCTTACCGTGGCCCATTCCGTTAGGATTGAGTTGAGGATTCTAAGAGCAGTGTTCAAATCCTCCATAGAGAGTTTATCACCACGGCCCGCCAGTTGCGCCGCCATTTTCAAGATATCTTCGATAGCGTACATGGGTTACTCCTTATAGAGAAAAGGGGCAGCACTTGGCTGCCCCTTTCTGCGAGTTAGAGCTTAGTTGCGGCAGGCGTCGGAGACAGCGTATTCGATGAACACAACGATCTTAGCCTGAGCAAGGTTGGCAACAGAGGCGGTGATTCTGACAGTATCTTCAGCGGCCATTACTTTAGAAGCGGTCAGCGAGGCAACTTTGACAGTGTTAGCGTTACCAAGAACTGCGGCATCAACCAGGGTAAGGTTGGCAGTCGGGCAGCTGAGTGCAATTTTGGCATTCGCGTTGGCGTTGACGGTCTTGGTAATCCAGCCAGCGCGGAGAGGGACCGCACCTTTGGGCAGTTTGAGAACATCCATAGTTGAGTTAGAGGCGAGATTTTCGACGGTGAAGTCGATTTCGCGTTCTGCATACACAACCTGGGTGCCGAGCCTCTGAGCTGCGGGAATAGTCAGGAAAGTAGTAGAGTTACCCATTGTTTAACGCTCCTTATGCGAGGTTGACAGTGCGGCCAGTGGCGCGAGAGTCGGCGACGATGACCTGAATTGAGCCGTAGTCGTTGCCGTTGAATACGGGTTTCTTGACCATCGAGGTCATGCGCCAGCAGTAGCCCTTGAATTCGCCGTAATCTTCATCTTCTTCCACGATGGAAGGTCTTTCGCCCCAAGCCCAGCACAGAGCCGATGCGCCCATGAGGGTGCACTTGGAGTATTTGACGTCGCTGCCCGAGCCACCGTTGGGGAATATCGGCACGTTTTCGTGTTCGTGAATGACAACGCCATCCCAGATACCGAGCATACCAGTAAAGAGGGGGTTGTTTGAGCCACGTTCAGCAGCATCTTTCTGAGCGGCCATGAAGGTCTCGTTATACTTGAGATCGACGGCTACGTCGGGGCTGATCAGAAGCACAAGGTATTTCTTACCGTCGACCATAACCGGGCGCAGAGGGGTTTTACCGTTACCACGCTGAGTGAGAGCAATGGCTTTGGCTTTGGAGATGAGCTGCGGGGTCATTTTGTCATTGGCGTCCAGGTTGTTGATACCTGTGGCATCGCCGCCGTAGAGAACATTGGTCGGAGAGGCGACGAGGGCAGCCATACACTGCTTGTCGATTTCTTCTGCGCCCCAGACAGTCAGGGCACTCTTCATTTCTGAGGGAATATCGCCTACGAAACGCTGACGGGTCAGCTGACCATCATCCATGATTGCATAGCGGTAGCGGTCGAGGGTCATGCTGAACGAATAGGTGGTCAGCTTATCTTCTTTACCTTTGACAGTGGCGTTGCCGGTGATCGGGGCACCAGTGATGCGAGGGATGATACCGAAGGTCATGGTATCGCCTTTGGCTTTGGTGAAGTCGGATTTCTCGAAAACGGGCATATCGCCGCTCGGTGAGAAAAACTTGGAGAAATAGGCAGCTTTCTTCTGTTCGAGGAACAGCTGTCTCTGGACAATGATAGGGGCAAGTTTGTGCCCGGTTGCAATCTGAGTTCTTGCCATAGTTTACAGCTCCTTGCTGAGTTCTTTCAGTTCTTCGAGGCTGAGTTTGTCTATATCAGCCTCAGACAGGTTATCAAGACGTTTGTTGGTTTTCGGGTTTGGGGGCTGTTGTGTGACCGGGCTTTTCGCCTGGCCGTACCTAGCCAGATTGTCAGCGATCTTCTTTGGTTCTGCTTTGGCTTCACCAAGTTTTGCCTTGAGAGCTTTAATCTCTCTCATCATTTCGGCCCGCTTCTGGAGCTGAAAGATGATTGACGGGTGCAGCACGGTCGGGTTGGCTTCAAAACCTGCTACCATATCCTGTGGTATGCCGTCAGCTTTCATAACTTCCACGATGTCTGTGCGGTCGGTGTCGAATGTCGGCACCAGCCGGTGCAGAAGCTCTTCATTCTGGCGGGCAATTTCGCTCTGCATCTCTGCTTCGCGTTCGGCTTCGAGTTACCTCTTATGCTCTGCCCGTTCGATAGCCTTCTTGACAGCTTCCTTCGGGTCACGGATGATCTCTTCATCGGTTGGTTCAACATCTTCGGCCAGGACTTTGGACTGGTACTCGCTGAGCTTTTTACGGAGCTGCCCAACTTCCTGGTTACGCTGATTGATAAAGGATTCCTTGTCCCTCAGCTGCTTCTCATACTTCGCTATCCGTTCCTCGAACTCTTTCAACCGCTCGTCCGCAGACTTTTCGGCTATTGGCTGCTGCTGTTCAGTGGCCCGCTGCTCCGTTTCCGGTGTGGTAGGGGTTTCGCTGTTGAGCATCTGTTCGAGTTCTTCAGGCGAAGCGTTGTCAATAAGGACCATCTGTTCACTGTCCATAGTGTTCTCCTACGAGTATGGTTCTATATTCAATATAGCATTTGCTATAAAGTGCGTCAAGATTGTCGCGGCTGATTTTTTGACTGGGCCGCGATCATCGTTTTCTGGATTTCAGTATCATATTTCTTCTGTTCGGCGTCAGCCTGCTGCTGGTTGGACTCCGAGAGAATCTGCATGATGCGCTCTTTGTTCGGTATCGGGGCGAGTTCGATAAACAGCTGCGGTGGCAGAGGCACGCCTTTCTGAGCCAGTTCCATCATCATCTCGAAGTTCGCCAACTGAGCGGTGGGGCTCTGACCGGTTTCACCAATGGTCACATCATACTTGGTCAGATCAGCATCCTGGAGGCGGGCCACGATCTGCTGGAACGTCTGCATATCCTGGGGGTCTACTTCCTGACCGCCTATATAAATCTTCTCGATTTTGGCCTGGTCAAAGAATATGCGGGCCAGACGGTCGGGTGTGTAAAGAGCTTGAATCCACAAGAGGATTTCACGGCCAATCCGCTTTTTAACCTGACTCATATTGTCGAACAGATACTCGTTGCCCATGAGTGCCTGCTGGATGCGGTGGCTGATAGCGGTGCCCGATTGGTATTGGCTGCCCATACCGAGCATTTCCAGGTTCACATTGGAAGTTTCGCGGAAGCTCTGGAGCGAGTTCATTTCCAACTGAACGACGGCAGGGCTGACCTGACCGGACTCAACCTTGATTGGCGGCTGACTGAGGTCGGGAACCTCGACGATGAACCCGGCCTTTGAAACGGAGTTCTGAAATTTGTGTTTCTCCTGCTGAGTGCCGAAGGTGCCTTTGGCAGTTATCCAACCATTGTTAATCGAGGTATTGACGATATCAACTATCTGGCTGCGGCGTTTATTGATTTCCCGCTGTGGGTCTTTAAGGCGTTCGACCTTGCCCTCGAACCGGTTGCCACGCTTATACGCGTAGATGGGGAACTTTGAAAAGCTGGGGCCCGTGGAGTTCGGGGGCGTTGGGCGGTTTACAAACCCATCTTCGAGAACCAGGTCGCCTGCGAAGATAGTCCTTCTGATGCGGTGCATACGTCGGTCAGTGGTTCGGAGCAGAGTGGACATAGACTTCAGCTGGTTACGATACGGTTTGGGGACTGACAATTCATCGGTCATCCAGCCGGTCTGAACGTCGATAAAGTATTTAAGCCGGTAGTAGACCTTCTCTTCACATTCTACCATTCTGACTTCTTTGGTCTTGGTGTCTGCGAACATGCTATCGATCAGTGGGGTGTCCATATCCGAGAGGTCAGTCATGCCGAGAATATGGCGCTCGAACTTGCCGAACATATCGTTAATCTGTTCCTTGTATTCGGGGTACAGATTAATCATTCTATCCCTGGAGAGCCATGCCCAGCTGCACAGATATTCGCAATCCTCAAGGTCTTTACGGAGATGTGGGCCGAATACAGTCATATCCCAGGGGTTGTATCTGAGTTTTATCTGGCCGCGAATATCCGCATCAAAATCCGGGTAGAGTTCCAAGATACCTCGACCGGTGGTTACCATATCCTCGAACGCTTCAGTTTCTTCGGTGTCGCTGGAGGTCTGGCTGAGGATATTCTTGAGGGCGTAGGTTAAGACGTTGGCTATATCGGCGTCGGAGTTTTCGGTTGGGTAACAGCGGAGGTCAGTCCGGTTACGGCGGTAGAGGCCGGACAGAGATTCGACCATCGGGGCGACATGGTTGATGGTCAGACAGGCCCGGCTATCAGCTGCGAGTTTGGCAATGGCTTCATCAGTCCACTGCTTACCCTCTTTGAACATGACTGATTCCTGCCCCCGGTCGATTGATTCCCGGTCAGCTGTCAGGGCGTTCTCGAACTGCGTGATCTTGGTATGGATAAGCTCCGAATCAGTCAGGGGGTCGGGTTCCGGCAGTTCGGGGGTGGCGGGTGAAAGGGTTACGACTGGGTGAATATGGGCTTCGGCTTCGAGGACTTCGACGCCGGGTAATTCGCCCTGAGCCTGGGGTTCAATCAGGCCGAGAGGGTGGGTGTGGCCTTTGGCTTTCCCACAGACCATCTGGCCTTGTTCGTTCATATAGATTAAATGTTCGTGCTGTGAGTTGGGAGCTAGCCCCATCTTGGCTACGAAAAACTGCATACGTTTAAACCTCCAGCCAATTCAGTCGCTTGTACGATAATACTCTGCTGCGATGGTGCTTGTCAATATCTTCGGTCGGGGAATCAGCATCAGATGTGGCAAAAGCCTTGTCATCGGCCATCATAGTCAGCATCAGTGCATCACCTTTGTTTGGGCTTGGCATGTTCCGGGCACGCATATCATTCTTCGATTCGACCTTGATTTTACCATTATCCCTGACTTCATATTTGATCGAGCTGATTTCAGAGATGAGCTGCTGGTCAGGGCACTCAGCAAATGACAGCTTCGAGGTCTGGACACGTTCACGCAGCTTCCACCAGAGTTCGTCACGGAGAAGGTGGAACTTGCGGGGGTTGGAGGCAGCTCTGCTGACATTAGTCGGATAGACGTTGGCTATGGACTGGCGGTTGAGTTCATCAACAACACCGATACCCAGGCCCACAGAGTCAATGTATATGGCCTTGGGGTTCCAGTCGGCAGCTCGCATGGCTACCCATCTGGCAAGCTCGACAGTATCCACGTTCTTGAGTTCCTGAATTTCCATCAGTCGTGGGCCTTGTCGGACAAGGATAATCGAGGAGTCTTTCCCATGCCGGGCGACATCTACCCCGAATATCACCGGGTCTTTTTCGTTGGGTGTGAACTGGAGATTGACTGCATCCATGCACCAGTCGTATGGAATAAGGCTTCCATCATCCATTTCCGGGGGTTCACCAAGGACTGATACCCTGTATTGGCTGGAGG